CGCGGCGCAGGCGGGCCAACTCGGCCTGCTCAGCTTCGAACTGCTCGCGCTTCTGGAGAGCTGCGCGCAGGGTGGAAAGCACCTTGTCCTTGGCATTTGCCGCTTCGGCCTCGAATTCCTCCCAGTGGGCGCCAAGCTGCATGCCTTCAGCCTCGGAGATCAGGCCTTTGATGTGCAGCGAGCTCAGTTCGCCCAGATCGTCGGTCAGCGTTTTGAGCCAGTTCAGACGATCGTTGTGACGGTCAATGCGGGCATCCTCGGCGGCTTCCCACTCAGTGAGTGGTCGACGCGTCTCGTCCCGCAGCGCGTCCATCTTGGTCACGAACTCGCGCAGCTCGGCCTCGACCACCTTTGGCATTTCCTTGAGACGGCGCAGGTAATCGCGGCCCGGCTTCTCCACCGCGGTCTTTGATTTGCTGACCTTTGCGGCCAGGCTAGCGATGCGCTCACGCCCCTTGCGGGTTTTGAGGTCGGGTACTTCGCCCTCTACCTCGCCCTTCACCAGGTCGATGAATTGTTGGAGGCCACCGGCAACGTAGAGGGCCGGGGCGTTCGCTTCGCTAATCTCATCGATCTTCACGGCGAGCTGTTTTTCAGACATGCGTTTCTCCCGCGCCATCCATGCGGTGGGCGCTGACAAGTTGGTTATTGGGTGATAGAGCCAGCCAATGCGCTGGCCAGCATGAAAGCAGTGCAGGCAAAGAGGGCAGAGAAGGAGCCGCGCAGGATGTAAATGCGCCTAGCTTTCTGGTAGCTGGTCATGTCTTCACCCCGGAAGTACTGGCTTAGGTATGCGCTTGAAGTTTTGAACCGGCTGAAGCTTCGATACGCCGTACCAGTGGCTCTGCGGGTTCTTCGCGATTGAGCGCATGGAGGCAAGAATGCACTCTTTGTGCATTGGGCCTCGGAACCCACCACCCAGATAATGACGCAGCCGCTCATTGAACTTGATCAGGTCAAGATTACTGTGGAAGTAGCGTTGGCTCATGTCCGCACCTCATATCCAACCGTCCACTCGCCGCACCAGCAGGCACGGCAGCTCCAGGCCTGCGGGTTCTCGATGCTGGCCAGCTCGGCTTCATGCATCGCTGCAGCGAAAGTCGGCCCCTTGAATACCATCAGCACCCGGCCATCCGGCAAGGCCATAGAGTCGGGCAGTTCGGCGATCTGCTCGTCGATGAGCGTTGGGAAAACGGGAGTAGTCACGCAGCCTCCTTGCGCCCATCAACGATCTTGTTGAGGCGCCCGCAGTAGTGGTTGAACTCTTCGATGGTGATGCGGCCGTCGGCCAGCATCTCGGTCAAAAGCTTGAGCACCATGGCCTGCCACTCGGGAGGGGTGGAGGGATCAGCCATTGCTTCAAGCTCTTGGTCTATCAGCACATGGGGGCTTTTCACTCTGCCTCCTCGGCCTGGGCCAAAACTCCCTGCTCAGCAAAAGGGGCGAGGAGTTCTGCAGCGATCTGGCGCAAGGCTGCGTCAGGCGCATCTACGGAAAGCAGCTTGTGTGCGCTTGCTTGAGCGTCACCACCATTCCGGCGATGGCCGTCCAGCACCAGGTGCCCCAGTGCAGAGTTGCTGCGAGACTGGGCAAGCTGATCCATTGCGAACTCATCCACGGCCAAAGCGAAGCGCTCGTAGGTCACGCCTTGCTGTGTTCGCATACGGCGCTGGAACACGTAATCCGCGCCGCGCATAAGCTGGTCGATGCCTTCTTCGATCCAGTGTCGCTCTGCGCGCTCCTGGGGCGTTTCGCTCACCTCAGGAGGCAACTGGTTGTCGTACTGCCATTGTGCTGCTCGAAGTGCGCCCATGATCGCCTCCAGGTGGTGGGTTACTCGGTGGGAATAGGTGGGCAGGGCATCCAATGCGTGTATGGAGCCTGTTCAGATGGTCCGACGCTGCTTTCCGGAAGAGCTACGCAGCAGAAGTGCTCGTAGTGCTCGCCATGCACCAGCCAGCGCGGCTCGTCCGCATCGGGATCCAGGGCATCGAAGCTGATACGGACGTCGTCCGGCCAATCCTCTGGCTGTGGTGGGGCATAAACCAAAACGGTCACGCCGGTTTCGGGCAGCCTGTCGCTGCACTTGATCCAGCCGCTCATGGCTTCACCCGGGCGGCGAGCATGGCGTCGGCCAATTCGTAAGCAACTTGCGCGACCTCATGAACCTGTCGACCCCAGGTGTCAGGGTGGGCGCAGATCCCCTGCAGCGCCTGAGCTGCGAAGTGGTCGCGAATGGTCAGGCCGAAGCAGGTTCCGTGACCGCCGTACTCGCTGGCACGCACTGGGAATGCTGGCTGCTCGCCGGCCTCGATTGGCTGGCACTCGAAACAGATACCGCCGACCTGCTCTGATTCTTCGATGCAGCTTTCGCAGCGCAGGCAGCGGCCTACCCCAGATGGTTTTGGTGGCTGGTACATGGTTTATCCTCATGACCGCATTGGCCAGGCGTCAGGCGCGGGTGACCAAACCCACCGTGAAAGGTGGCCTGGCGCCTGCCAATGCGGTCGTATGTGAAGGGAAGGGGATGCGGGGTGTATCGGTGATGTGATCTGGTATTGGGCGCCCCGTTTCCGCGTTTCGGCGCATCCATCAAGGCGCTTGGGTTTCAGCGGCCACGCCTCACAGATCACATCCCGATGCACCCTGCGACGGGGGGGCAGGGAATCGGGCCGTCTTTCCGGCTGTCAGGGAATCAGTAGGGCTTTTCGACTTTGCCCTGATCTTGCAGGCTGCGAACCTTGAAGAGATCGTTGAGCAGAGCATCCATCTGGTTGGCCATCTGCTTGCGCAGACCGTCTTTCAGGCTGCCGACCACATTGGTCACGTGCTGCTGCATTTCCTTGCTGAAGTCTTCCGCGCAGATCTTGGTCATCAGCCACTGCGCCCGGGTAACCGAGTTGTAATCACTGGTGGCCGGCTTCCCATCACCAGGGTTCACCTTGCCGTTCCAGTAGGAGGTAACCGTCTTCTCCAGCTCCTTGCGCAGGGTGGTAGAAGGGCCTTCTTGGTCGCCCCACTGGTTAACTCGGCGGTATTCACGCTCAAACGAGCCGTTGATTGTCTCGTCGATCGCCTTCTGGATCTGAGCAGTGACACGCTCGTCGAAGATCTTGTCGATGCGTTTCTTGACCTCCTTGTCGACCAAGCTGGACAGGCCGGCGTCCTCGCTTAGCAGTTGGTCTGCAACCTGGGCGACGATCGCGGTCTTCAGAGATTCTTCGTTGATATTCAGCATTCCCGTGCCCTCCAGGGCGGTTGATTTCCCAGATACCACTCATGGAATGGCACCTGGTGAAATCCCGGCCTCGCTACTGGCGACAGGCCGGGGTGTTGCGTCAGCGGTGATCGTCGTTTCGGGTGGGCCTACCATTCGGCCAATGCGCGGGGACATCGACGGCCCTACTTTCCGCTGCCTGTCATGAATACGGGCTCAGCCTTCAGGCTTGCTGCGCCTCACGGGCGAATCGTCTGGTTACTTCATGGCGGAATCTCCTATTGCTCGCTCACTGGGCAGGCAGTGGCCACCTATCGAATCTGGTGTTTCTCCCATTACCGCCGGGGTGGCGGGGCGCATTGCATGCCCGGGTCGTTCTCTCGGTTCTGGCGTTTCACCTTCGTCAGCCGTACAGGGTCGTCCCTGTCGTGGGCAGCCTTTCGGGGCTGTCTGATCGCCGGTCGCCGGTAGAGGCAATGCGGTCTGTTGGTTGTTGCGCTGGTTGTTAAAGAGCGGTCGGCTTGAGGGCCTGTCGAGGGGCTGTGTAGTGCCTCGATGGATTAAAAGTAGCACTGCTGTTATTTATGAGTCAACAGCAGTGCTGATATTTTTTTGCCGCCCACAAAAAAGCCCGCTCAGTGGCGGGCTCGCTTATGAGACACAACCTAGCTTTCGCTGGCCTTCTCAGGCGTCTCAGGCTTTGCGGACTCGACGTACTTCTCCAATTTTTCAACAGTAGCCTGAGTTAGGCCTCTGTCTGCACCGAAGGCTGATTTCACAGCAGCATCGGCTGCTACCATCTTCTTCACTTTGTCTACGCGTTCCTTAACGGAGATGATTTTCTTATTTATGATCTCGACTAGGTCATCACCTTTACGTATGAATCTTTTTAGGGCCCAGTCTCTAGCCACGGAAGACTTAGCTTCGTCAAGTTCTTTTTTGGCATCCTCGTATTCCTCATATGCGCTGTTCTCTTGCATGAGGAGGCGCGTATCGGCTCGATCAAAGCGCAAGAGAGCCCTGGATTGCTCAATGAATGCTATAGCAATGTCCCGGTAGAACGGGTTGTGATTCCATGGGAGGGCCTCAAGAGAGGAAATTTCCTTATCCATGCTCTCCACCGCCGCCTCACTACGCTTGAAGTACTCATCGAAAGTGATCCCATCCTCGGTGCGAGCGTTCATTTGGCGCTCTGCTTGGGAAGCAGAAACATGAACGGCTTGAACTGCCGCTTCTGTTTCTTTGGCACTCTCATACCTGTTCCAGCCTAGCCATCCGCCACCGGCAATTACCATGGCAACCACGGCCGCTACCACTGCTTTCATCCTTAAAGCCTCTAACGTAGATAAAAATGGCATTCTACCATTGTGGCCATCCGCCATCGTATCCAAAAAAGCCCGCTCAGAGGCGGGCTATACGACTAAGCCGAAGTTTTAGAGTTTACTGGCGGCGTCCTGGATTTTTTGGCCGCCCTCTATCACCGATCGCTGCGTAGCAGCACGGCTGTTCAGGCTTGCGGAGCTAGTGTCGATGTCTCCGTCATATTTCTGCAGAAGAATCTCAACCTTTTTGCCGATCCAGTGCAGTCTCTCGTTAGTGAACTCGGCGCCGACCTTGGTCTTGACCACTTCAGTAGAGCGCTTCGAGGGCTGGCCATATTTGCTGATGAAGAGCTGCTCGAGCCGAAGGAAATCATCTGAATGTGTTGTGAGGTAGAAGTAATCAACCGGGCCGGTTTTAGCCATCGCGGATAGGCTGTAACCGAGGCCAATGGCAGGCGTGCCTTTAATCGTGTAGAGCCCCTGGTAGGGTTCGCCACGGCATGGTGCAGTAGGCAGATCGTAGCCTGCTGGGCATTGCGGGAGGGAATACACCAGCTTCTGATCAAAGCTGATCCCCATAAAGCTGTCTGGCTCCTGGGCCCATGGCTTGGGCGAGGAGCTTTTTGGTGCTGCAATTGCAGACCCTGCAATAATCAGTGTTGCCAATCCTAAACCGAGCTTCATTCCAACCTCCCTGAAATGTGAGGCTCAATTCTACCATCATGGCTATCAGCCATCACCCAGGCATGAAAAAGCCCGCGCTGGGCGGGCTCCGTATGGAATCAGGTTAGCTTCAAGGCTAGTTTTGGCTCCGCCACTCAAGGGCCAGCCTGGAAAGGTACTTCATCACCTCTTTATCTCTAGCCTTCGTATGAGCATCCGGCCATAGGAAAGCGAGGATGAGGTATTTATTTTCATACAGCTCACCTTGCACATAGACAAGGGCCGCGTCCTCACCTGGCCTCCCTTTGCGACACACCCGGTCACGCTGAGGAACATCCTTGCGAAATTTGGCAGGAGGGATTCGGACATGAATGTGCATGAGACATGCATCCATAGCCTGAGAAGGCTGAGTATACGGCGCGTCTCTACCAAAAATGCTCGGCAGCTTAAGCCTGTTCGATTCGATGTAAATCGCGAATTCGCGCTTTAGGGCGGTTGATAATCCAGGGGTTACCTGGTCAACAGGAAGGAAGAATTCCTGGAACGTCCCTGGATGAAATTCAGTCTCGATTGGCATTCCTAGCCTTAGGCGATCTGGGGGATTCGCTTGGTCGTATGGTTGGCCAACTCGATCAGATCCGCGGATCGCAGGCTGGTAGGAAACTCTTCGGGCATAACAAAGTATTGCCGATACATCATATCCATGGTCGCCATGCGGCTACGGACGCGCGCAACCGACCTGCGGAACTGATTGTGCTCCTTCAGCAGGATTGCGGGTATCGGGGTATCCTTCAGAGCATCCTCAAGCTGCCTTGTGGCCTTGAGTAGCTCCATATTGCGACTGAATCGTTCGTCGTCAAGCGAGGTAGCGGTAGCAAGGCTCGATACGTTTCGTGCGTATTGCTCATCAAGCTCGGACCAGCCCTTGGTAAGACCGATGATGACGCTTCTCAGGCGGGTTACTTCTTCCGAATGCTCCGCAACCTGCTCTGTAGGCTGCTTGTTGACCTGGTCTACTAGGGAGCTGTAATCGCTGATCAAAGCGAAAGCTGCGACAAACAGAGCAGAGGCCGACGCATTCACGCTGAGTGACATGGGGAACTCCATTTTTTGACGATGGCACGTAGCCAAAATCGGATAGCGATTATCGTCCTTGAAAAAAATTAGTCAATTGCCTCTCGGCGCCACGAAATTGCATTTCGTCGTTTCGTGGCGCCTGGGATCAATATAGGAGTGACGAAACAAAAAGCTATCGGTTCATGGCCAGATTTGTGGTAACCGATGACCGGCATGCTTTACTACAGATCTCCACCTCGCCAAATCACCTTGCCGATGATCCGATGCTCGTTCTCCTTGCTGCGCAGGTGCGAACGATCCGGGTATTCATCCTTGTCATCGTTGTCGCTACGCAGGATCCATTGACCCAGCGGCCCTTGGATCAATCGCTTGACGATGGCGCCATCGGTGCCAGTTAAGACGAAAACCTGACCATCAACCGGCTCGATACGAGACCTGTCGACAAGCAATACGTCGCGGTCGTTGATCGTTGGCCACATGCTTTGCCCCTCGGCGTAGATCACTGCCAGGCTTTCAGGCTTCACGCCCTTTGACTTCAGCCAGTCGCGCTTGAATGCCAACGTGGAATGAACCTCTACGTGAGGGTTCTCGCTGCCCAGGCCCGCGGCTGCTTTCGCGTCGTATTGCGGAACGAATGCATAGCGCTCATCTTCGGACTGAGGAACATCAGCCGATTCAGGCAGGGGCGAATTGGCGGCTTGCGCCTCATGGTCTAGGTGCTGCCCAGCTGAGACTCTTCTGATGCCTGCGGCGAGAGTAGGGCTTACCTCGGCCGGCTCAAAATCTAGAGCCTCGGACAGCTTTACGAGCGCATCGAGATTCAAGGCTACCTTCCCAGTCATGTACTGACTGACAGTGCTCTGAGGAGATTTCCATTCGCATCGCTCACCGACCTCGGTCTGGGTTAAGGCCGGCTTGGTTGGATCTTCCCTAGACTCTTTGGCGCGCTTTTTGTAGATGTCATGCAGCCGCTTAGCATCGGCAAGCTGCTCTGCGGACAAAGGGGTTCTG